GGTTGGAAGTGACACTCCGGTCTTCCGTGCGACAATCTGAAAAAGACCTTGTCTTCGTTTCAGTTTGATTGTTTCAATTGCTTTTGCGTAATCCATAACGACACAAAAGTAAAATAAACAATCCAATAATGCAAATAAACTTTTCTTTTTGTTAGATTTTTATGTCCTCCGAGAATATCAAATCCCCAAAACGAGCGTTCAATTCGTTCACCAATTCCATTTGAATGCTTTCCGTGAATGCCTTTTCCAAGAATGGTTGTGCCTTCGTTCCGCTTCGGTGAATCTTCTTGGCAATGGCTTTGGCAAGTGAATCGTATGTTTGACCTTCGGCTGGTTTGATTCCCTTTTGACTGATCCAAGTTTTTAACGATTGCCACAAGTACGGAGTGCCTTCAATATGTCCTCCTCGTGTTGGCTTCCTTCCGTATTCAATGAACTCCCAATAATCCTCAGCCACAAGAATGGTGTTGATTGATGTGGGTGACTTGGTGATGTTACCAGGTGCAAACGATTGTCGGAGTTTGGATGATGCGTTTGTTCCATTGGCATCAAGATTCGCCCAAATCGGTGGGATTACCTTCTTGTTCCACCATTCAACGATGATCTGCTGAAGTAGTGAACCTTGAGATGCATCACCTAAATAAGTATCAAGTGCATCAGGCAATTTGGATAAATCTATTTGAGCCATATTGCAACGCTTAAAATGGTTAGGACTACACTCAGCATCTTGTAACTGATTAAAGTGCGTGAGATGGCTTTATTTCTCTTGACAAGGGCATTGTTGTCATCCTTCAGATATCCGATGTTTGTCTTTTGCTTACCAATGATGGAATCTTGCTCCGAAATGATGATGGAATCCGATGTCACAATTTTGCGAAGAATTGTGACTTGCCTTCTTGCAATCGCACCCTTGACAAGATAGTGATTCGCCTCTTGGATTACACAACTATCAATCAACACTTGTCCATTGCTGGTCAAAGGAATGAGAAACAATAAGAACCACATTTTACAAAGTAGCACTTTTGGGCGATTGTTTTTCTTTGGTTTCAATGAGCTTGTCAAGATACCATTTCGCTTTGTATAAATCTTCCAGCCCATTTTTATCTTCGCACCTCCAAATGTATTTGATTATGTTACCCGTGCAAACTGCGATGATTCCTTTTTTATTGGTAGTTGCTGAATCAATCGCATCAATGCACTCGATTAATCCTTGCTTATAGTGTTTTGGGTTGACTGCATCCATCTCTTTACAAATATATCATATTCTTCTTCCAATATAAACGAGTGACCTCCGAGCATATAAACAATGCAATACTCGTGGTAAGCACTCACCCCAACAATTTGTGCAGAATCAATCGCACCATCCTCAACGATTTCAACGATGTCTGATTCGCCTTCAATCAAACCCATCCAATTGTCGTTCTTTTGCTCGTGAACTATTTGTACCTTTAAGATCATATCCGTTTGCGTTTTTTTAACCTTTAGATTGTTTTGTGGGTGTAAGCAATTACCTTGCGGTGGTCACCTTCACGAACTGGATTCATAACCAACCAACGACCTCCGATTGGCTTAGGCGATGCACCTCGTTCAATGTGCCATCCCTTTGAACCATCCCCGTATTCTTCTTTGTATGCTGAAGTACGAATCATTAATATGTCACGCAGATAGACAGTTCCCTTCACCGATAGCGTTTCAACGGTGTAAGTCAGCTCATAGTCCTCGTGGACGTGTCCCATCCAAATAGCATCGGCATTCTCTACATTCACACTCATCCGGTTGTGTTGAATTGTTCCACGAGTTACTGCACCACCACCACCGAATCCGTGCATATACTTCATTGTATACATACAAGTTTTGGTGTGTTGCTCAAAGGTATATCGAATCCATCCACCATACCCACCTACTTGAATGTCGCTTCCGGCTTTGTAGTTTAACAGAGTGACAAACCTTTCAATGATGTCGGTTTCTTGGCGTTTGAGAATGCTTGTTTCGTGGTTGCCATATCCGATGAGCTTAATGTTGTGAGCATAGGGCGTGAACCATTCAACCGCAGTTTCAATAATGGCATCAAAGTAGTTTGCAACATTGTGTTCAGGTCGGATGTCTGACTTGCTCTTTCGTGGATCATACGCACCTTGCATTAAACAAAACAAATCACCGTTGATTAGGATGTCATTGTTCCCAGCGAGTGCCAAGTCAAGATGTCGTTTTAGAGTTACACGGTCACACTTCGGATTGTCCCAATGCAAATCACTAATCAATAGAACCTTCGTTTCTTCAAACGGCTTGTCAATTTTGAGAACATTGTTTTTCTTCATAGAGTTGTGTCAAGTGTACGATGTATCTCAATTGCTTGTTTCAGACCTTCTGACGAACTTTTGAATGTATCAAGGTAGATTGTATCCAAGTGATTGAGATATTTGATTAGAACGCTTCGTTTGATTTTCTCCCTTTCAACGATTCTTTCGTGCATTTCTACCTTCAATAGTGTTTTTGGCTTCGGATGTTCTTCAAAATTGAACATCGCCCACACAACACTAAATAGGTACAACGCAACTATTAGAGAGATAAGGAGTGAGAACTTGGAAGTTGATTGCATATCCAGCCAGTATATCAGTTTTTGAATCATAGAATGGGGATGCATTTCCGTTGATGCTTAATTCAAAGTCACCATCGGTTTCCGTGTTGGTTTCTACCAACGCAAAAATGTCAGACATAATTTGTGCAGTATCCGAAAGAACTTCAATTGTGTTGCTCTCAGATTCAAAGACACGATCCATCACAATCAATGCAAAGTTGTAGGTCATCAACTTCCCGGCTGATTGCAGATTGAATCCATCAGGATACAACCAAACCAATGGATAATACTCGACATTCTCAACCGTTAAATTGGACTGCTGACCAACACCAAAGTGACCGACCATTTTATGGCTTTCGGCTGCGGTCTGAATCTTTTTGATTATTTGGTTTAATGTCATTTTTTAGGAATTTGAGAAGTTTGGCTTCGTTGTTTTTTTGCCACTTATTTGTCCTCGTGGGGGAAGTCATAGTTGAAGAAACAATCGTCATATCTTAGTGGTAAATAAATTCCTCCGCTGAATGCAGTTGATTTCGGTCTAATGGTGTCAATCGTGTTGCCGGGATTCAAGAACAATGGATAATCATTCGTGTTCGTGCGGAGATAATCACGCAACCTATTTGCATAGTATTCCGCTTTGTCACGATATCTGCCTTCAATCAATGTCATCTCCTCCACCGATACTGCACGAGCATTGTCAGATTCACGAGATGCAACCGATTTATTCATCAACTTAAATGTCATTGGCAACATCGCTTCGGTCAAAGTATAATACTTCAAACAAGGTGCGATGTATGAATCCAAAAGGGTGGTGTTTAAGTTGGTCAAAGTTCCTGCAAATGCTTGTGTCTGCAATTGGTTGTAAATACCTGAACCGATGACATCCCGAATATAGATCTCTTGAGCTTCTTTGATTGCTGACTTCAGCAACTTGTCATCCACATTCTCATTCAAAGGACTGTTGTCCTTGAGATAAGTGGTGCTTATGAAATATACAAAGTTTGTCATTTCTTAATTCTCCTTAATAATTGTTGTTGCCAAATGTGACGGCATTGTGGAACATTCACATCTCTCACGGGGTCGTGATACCATCCACCTCGTCTGCTCCAAACATCAATTCCCGTTTGTGCCGACATCGCATCAATATCCGCACGAGAATAAACTCTATTGCTTTGTACAATTTGACGGCAGAACTCACGAGAACCGGGTATGATTATTGAACCGCTGATTCCTGGTGCAATTGAGTATTTGTAACGGACAACAATTTCGGTTTGCAACTGACTGATTTCTTCCAATCCTTTTGGGGTTACTTCCAATCCTTCGTTATATCCTTTGATTAACTTGGCATCGTTCAATTTTGCAATGGTATCAACCACGACTTGTGGATCAAGTTTGGTGATGTTGACAATATCGCCCACTTGCAAACCTTTGTTTTCCTTCAGCACATTCAAGATGGCTGATTCAATCGCAGATGCGAAGTCAAACTTCATCGGTTCAAAGTTCTCCGCTGGTTCACCATACTTCATAAACACCGCCAAGTCACGCTCGTCATCCCATCCAAAAGGATTTTGTGATGACATTGCAACGGGTGTTTTCTCAATCTCTTCAAATCCCAATTCCTTCCGTGCTTCGTTCTGCGTTAATAGTCCAGCAGTAAACAAGGCAACATAATCAACTCCGATTGGTGGTTTGTTAATTGTTTCCAAACGAACTGGAGAGATGAACTCAAACAAATAAGTCAAAGTATCATCAATCTTTTGTTGTCTTGGTTCGATGTATGACTGTTGGAACATCTCGTATGCTTCAATCATCTCGCTACGACCACCCAATTGACCCTCTACACGCACTCCAAACAACATCGGTGAGTTTACCTTGTGTGCAACGAATATCTCTTGTTGTACGGTCTTATTCAGCAAATCAAATTGCTTGTCAAAGTCCGATGGTTGCAAGTTGCTGATGACTGATTCTTTCTCTTGTGGATCGTTGTATTGGATGATAAGTCCACCGGCATTGTCCGTGCCTTGATAATTCTCTTTGAATCGTCTTGCAGTTGCACGAGCTTCTTCAGGTGTTGGAATTCCCTTGAATAACTGGATGTGAGTTTGTGCGGTGAATCCGTTTTTGATTGAGTTCAAATAGTAGTTTGAAATCTCGGTGTCAACCTCAATGTATTTTAACGCACCAACATAATCAGGCAAAGGATATTCACCTTGACCAGGTCGGTAGAATTGGCAATAATAAAGTGACTTTGATTCTCTTGTAGTTGCGTTGAATGGCTGATAATGAACTTGCTCCGCTTTGCGGTCAGTCCAATCCTCGCAATACACATACTCACCTTCAAGTCCTTTGCGGATATTCTTGAAAGGGATGTGGTAAATCTCTGCGATTGCCGTCTTTGCTTTGTTCCAAATTATCTCCAAGCAATAACCATTGAACAACTCAAGGTCATAAGCAATCTTGTTCTTAACTTGGTTAAGTGTTTCGTAAGCATTAATCGCTTGAATCTTTGC